CCAGGGTGCATAGCCCTGAGCAAATCGCCCAAATCGCAAACTCGATACAACAATTTGGATTTACAAATCCGCTATTGATTGACGCGAGGTCTGTAATTATCGCCGGCCATGGTCGGTTAGAGGGTGCTAAGATCGCCGGCCTGGAGAAAGTACCTTGTATTGTGCTTGACCACTTGAGTGATCGCGAACGTCAGGCGCTTGTGATCGCCGACAATAAGATCGCATTAAATGCCGGCTGGGATATGGCGATACTCGGGGCTGAGTTAGGCGAGCTTGCTAACCTGGATTTTGATTTGTCGTTTACAGGATTCGACGAGCAAGAGCTCGACGCTATTCTCAAGGACGACCTCGGTTTATTACCGGATAAAAAACTCGATAAAAAGAAAACCGACAAAGACCCGCCGCCTGATAACTTGTCCACAGCTAAGTCTAAAATAGTACACACTTGTCCAAACTGCTCTCACCAATTTAGCGCATGAGTGTGAAGGTTGGAGAAGGTGGTATCGTCTCTCAACGAGAGTTTTCGCGCCGTATGGGGTGCTCTGACACCTCGGTGCGTAAGGCGATCAAGGCCGGCAAGATTAGTAAGGGTTTGAGATTTGACGATAATGGTAAACCTTGTATCCATTATGATACAGCGTTTAAGGAATGGCAAGCGTCGTATAATCCTGAGTACGCCAGTAACGACGTGGTGCGCACCAAGTTGATGGCCACCAAGCCGCTCCCGGAAACCGAAGACGACGACGCGCCACCGCTTACAAATGATAGAAACAAACCTATGTCGAGCCTGGCTAATGCTAAGACGGCCCAGGCTGTTTATCGAGCTAAGCTACTCAAGGTAGAGCTGGACCAAAAACTCGGCAACCTGGTCGATAAAAAGGAGGTGTACATGGCTTTGTTTGAGGCTGGCCGTGAGGTTAAGACTGCAATAATGTCTATACCTGACAGGTATATCGACGCGATTGTCAGCGCTAAGACCAGGAACGAAGCACATACAATACTTACCAGGGCGCTCATTGAGGCACTGGACGTGCTGTCGGATATTGAGCAAAAGGATATTCTTACACCACATGGCTGATAGATCACTCGCAATAGGATTTTACGACTCGCTTAAACCTGATCCAATCATGACGGTGAGCGAGTGGGCAAATAAGTATAGGTACTTATCGCCTACCTCTAGTGCTGAGCCTGGTAAATGGCGTACCTCCAGGGTGCCATATACAGCATTTATAATGGACTGCCTGTCGTCTCACTCGGAGTACCAGGATATAATTTTTAAAAAGTCGGCACAAATCGCCGGCACTGAGTTAGGTAATAACTGGATAGGCTACACCATGGACGTGGACCCCGCGCCCATGCTTATGGTTATGCCAACCGACGAGACTGTAAAGCGTAACTCTAAAATAAGGATCGCGCCAATGATTGACGCTACACCTCGCCTACGCGAGAAGGTGTCAGCGGCCAAGAGCCGGGACTCGGATAATAGTATATTTTCAAAGGCGTTTCCGGGCGGTGTGTTGATAATGACAGGGGCTAACTCGGCTGCAGGGCTCAGGTCTATGCCAGTGGAAAAACTTTTCCTGGACGAGGTCGACGCTTACAAGGAGGACCTGGACGGTGAGGGGTCACCTATAGAGCTGGCGAAGGCCAGGAGCCGGACGTTTGCCAGGCGTAAAACGTTCATGTGTTCCACGCCCACAACCGAAGGGGCCAGCGTTATAGATAAAGAATTTCAGGAGACTGACCAAAACCATTGGCACGTACCGTGCCCTCATTGCGCCGGCACCCAGGACCTTGTTTTTGAGCAACTTCGCTGGGAGGAGGGTAAGCCTGAGACTGTTGTGTATGTATGTATTCATTGTGAGGAGGGGATCAAGGATACATATAAAACAGAAATGTTAAATAGTGGTTCCTGGCTAGCGCATGCACCTGAGAAGGCTAGCCGTAAAAGAATTGGTTTTGCTATCAATTCCCTCTACTCGCCGCTTGGCTGGTTCTCCTGGGAAGACGTGGCAACGCAGTACGAGGCTATAAGGAATGACGTAAATAAAGAAAAGACTTTTAAAAATACGGTCCTTGGTCTGTGTTACAGAGAGAGAGGCGAGGCTCCTGCCTGGCAGAATATATATAACCGTCGCGAGGAGTATAGGATTAATACACCAAGCAAGGAGGTGGCGTTTTTAACTGCAGGAGTTGACGTACAAAAGGATCGCCTCGAGGTTGAGATAGTCGGCTGGGGTAAGGATAAAATCTCGTGGTCAATTGACCACCGTGTCCTCTTGGGCGAAACAAACGATAAGGAGGTATGGGATCGTCTGGCGGCTATTGTAAATGAGACGTGGATACGTGAGGACGGTGTGGAAATGAAACTCAAGTTAATGGCTGTAGATACCGGCTATAATACGGCAGAGGCCTACACGTTTTGCCGTCGCTTTAACTTCACCCAGGTAATACCGATTAAGGGTTCGGATACACTGGGCCTTATTGTATCAGCTCCCAGGTCCATGGACGTGAGCCGGTCAGGTAAGAAAATCGGCACCATGAAGGTATGGACGGTTGGCGTATCAGTGCTTAAATCGGAGTTGTATGGCTGGCTCAGGTTAGATAATATCGGCGATAAAACACCGGCAGGATACTGCCATTTTCCGCAATATGCTGAGGAGTATTTCCGAGGGATCACAGCCGAGCAATTGGAATATAAGATAATCCGAGGTTTTCGTAAGTATCAATGGGTTAAAAAATATGAACGTAACGAACCGCTCGACTTACGTATATATGCCAGGGCTGCCGCCTCAGTGGTTGGGTTGGATAGGTTTACAGACGACCAGCTCGAGAAAATGCGTAACTCGTATTTCATTGGAGAAAAACCTAAGACCCAGGGTAAAAAGAAGCGGGAGCGCGGCGATTCGATTTGGTAAAATAAATTTGTCACGTGACAAAATAAAACTACATTTGCAGAATGGATATACAGGAGTCACCTATAGCCGAGTCGGTGTATATGTGCGACGGAACCTTTGAGTACTGGACTGTTCGCGGACGGTCTCGCACCAGGTCGCTGCATAAATTTACCGGCATTACTATAGCCGGCAATACTTACGAGGAGCTCCGCGCCGGCTGGACCTATGAAAAGGTAGTCAATAAATCCGACCGCAAAGAGGCTAAACTCAAGCAAAAGGAGGGACTCGTGGCCCTGGTTGACCTGGTACCGGTCAAGCGCCTGGGACTTAACAGCGGCGATATGATGCAGGAATTTATTTAAAATTTTGTTTACATTTGCTCCCAATGAGTGACTTACCACTGGGTCGGTCTTGGTGTCAGGACGACCTCAAGGCGATAAACGAAGCAATCGCGCAAGGCGCTCTCCGCGTGCAGTACGGTGACAAGCTGATCGAGTACAGGCGACTGGACGATATGTTTGCTGTGCGTCGCGCTATTATGTCCGACCTCGGACTCCTGGGTAATGGATCAGGTCGGAGGTATGGCGATTTCAACAAAGGATTAAAATAAGATGAATTTTTTAGACAAAGCAATCGCTGTAATTTCACCTCGCACCGCACTAAAGCGCGTGCGTTCTCGTGCCGTCCTGGACGTCATGGATAAGCATTTTAGTAGCCGTAAGTTTGAGGCTGCAGCCAGGGGTCGTAGGGCTAACGGCTGGCCGATATACGACGGGTCTGCCAATAGCGAGACGTATGGCGTACTGCCTACATTGCGGGCCAGGGCTCGCCACATGGTGCAAAATAATGCCTATGCACAAAAAGCAATCAAGGCTATTACCAATAACACCGTGGGCGCCGGGATTATACCACAGCCGGTAAGTGTGAGTGGTAGTAATAAAGCAAAACTCAAAAAAATTAAGGCCAAGTGGAAACAATGGGCCGATAAAAAGCATTGCGATTTTGCAGGGCAACACACGTTTTACGGCTTGCAAAAATTGGTTATGCGCACGGTGGCAGAGTCCGGCGAGTGCCTGGTGCTCAAGCGCCGTACCGGTAAATACAAATTACAACTACAAGTTATTGAGCCTGATTTCCTGGACTCGTCCAGGGATACAAGAGGTGCCACCGGTGACTATGTTACCCAGGGTGTCGCATTTAATAAAGACGGTCAGCGTACAGGTTATTGGATTTACGATCGTCACCCTGGTGAGTATGGTGCTTATGAGTCTAAATTCAGGCCGGCCAGCGACGTGATCCATGTGTACGAAATACTAAGGCCTGGCCAGGTGAGGGGTGTGCCGTTTGGTATATCCTCATTACTGAGGCTTAAAGATTACGACGACTACGAGGACGCGGAGATCGTGCGCCAAAAAATCGCGGCGTGTTTCGCGGCCTTTGTCCAGGACTCCGACCCGTCCAGCTCGCTGGGTACCGGCAGTAGTAACGACGAGGACCTCCTGGAGAAACTCGAACCAGGTGTTATAGAATACTTGCCACCTGGTAAGACTGTGACATTTGCCAATCCGCCAACTACAAGTAATTACGACGGCTTTAGCCGCAAGATACTGCAGGGTATTGCTGCCGGTTACGGTATTACATACGAGTGCCTTACTGGCGACTTGTCAAATGTAAACTTTTCAAGTGGTCGTATGGGCTGGCTTGAAATGGCCAGGCAGTTAACCGACTGGCAATATAATATGATGATACCTTTGTTATGTGATGATGTTTGGTCCTGGTTCATGGATCACGCTACAGTTACCGAGGGTATAAAATCTGACGATATAGATGTTAGCTGGACTCCTCCGCGCCGCGAAATGATAGACCCTAAAAAAGAAACCGAGGCACTCATACTATTGTGTCGTGCTGGTTTCCAGTCATGGAGTGAGACAGTGCGCGGAATGGGTTACGATCCCGAGGCGGTTATGGCGGAAATCCAAAAAGATAATGCGCTTATGGATCAATTCGGTTTCTCATTTGATAGCGACGGGCGCAAGGAGTTAGTCTTGAAGGCTACCGCTCCAGCCAAGGAGGATACCGGTAAAAGTTCTTAATTTGGAAATATAAATTTAACTACTATATTTGCTCCCATTAATGCAAACTCGCAAAGACTCAACTCGTATAGCCGGCAATCTGCATAGGCGTGCCTTAATTGAGTCGTCGTCTATTAATAAAGAAGCCAGGACCGTGGACGTTGTTTTCGTAACTGAAAACAAAATCCGTATGTATAACTGGAATATTGGCGAGTTCTACGAGATACTTAGCTGTGACCCTTTACATGTTCGTAAGGAGAGACTGGACGCTGGCGTACCTGTACTTGATAACCACGATAGGTGGAGCGGTACCGAGGGTGTGCTTGGTGTACAGGATGCTTACAAATTTGAGAGCACAGAGGGGCGCGCCACTCTACGTTTTTCAAAGAGCGAAGACGGCGAGCGTGTTTGGCAGGATATACAAGATGGCATACTTAAAGGTATTTCTGTAGGGTATCGTGTCTTTAAGTACGAAGACCTTAACCCGTTTAGAAGGGACGACGAGGCACCCGAGTATAAGGCTATCGACTGGGAGGTTATGGAAATTTCCGTAGCTCCTGTACAGTTAGATGCTGGAGCGGGTGTAAGGGGAGACGAAGGTAATAAAGAACCTTTCCCCGAAGTAGTAAGCACAAGATCAATTTCAACAAAAAAAACCACAATAATGGCAGACGAAAAAGACACCGCTACTGATCCTAAAGAAGGTCAGAGAAGCGAAAACCCGGCAGCGCCAGCCGCTCCGGCTACACCTCCGGTTAATACCGACGAGGTAAGAAACCAAGCGACCAACGAAGAGCGTGCCCGTGTTAAGGGTATTAACGAGGCGGTGCGTACTGCTGGTTTAGAACAGAAATTTGCAGACGAGTTAATCGAAAAGGGTACAACCCTTGACGCTTCACGCGCTGCTATTATTACTGCATGGGCGGACAAAGACCCTAATAAAGGTCAAAGGTCCGACGGCAAGGTAACGGCTGACGAAAACGAGAAAGCTCGTAACGCTCAGATCGACGCCCTTGTTTTGAGGGCTATGCCTGAGCTTGCTCATGGTGACAAGCCGGCTATCAGTGCTGACCGTGTAGAGGCTGCTAGGGCGTTCCGTGGTGAGACCTTACTGGATATTGCCAAGGGTTCCCTTGAGCGTGCTGGTGTAGACTACAAGGGTTTGGATAAAATGGAGATCGCTGGTCGTGCTATCACGCAATCGACCTCAGATTTTCCGGTCCTCTTGGAGGGCACAAACAGGCGCGTACTGCTTGCTGCCTATAACGCGATCGCTGACACATGGAGGCGTTTTTGCGCAACCGGTTCGGTGTCCGATTTCAGGGATTACAGCCGTTTGAGGATGGGCTCTTTTACCAACCTTGAAGACGTTGGCGAAAACCAGGAGTTTAAAAACAAGGCTATTCCTGACGGTGAGTTCGAGAAAATCAGGGCTAAGACAAAAGGTAACATTATCAATGTCAGCCGCCAAATGATTATCAACGACGACCTTAATGCCTTCGCAAGATTGGCCGGTATGCTTGGTCGTGCTGCAGCTCGTTCTATCGAGACTGACGTGTACACTCTCCTGGCGCTTAACGCTGGCTTAGGCCCGTTGATGCAGGACGGTCTTACATTGTTCCACGCCAATCACGGCAATATCGGTACAGGATCAGCTATTACCGTTGCTGGTTTGGACGCTGACCGCGTGCAAATGGCGCAACAAAAAGAGCCAGGGCAAAACGATTTTATCGACATTCGCCCGTCGATCCTGTTGGTGCCTATCGGACTTGGTGGTGCTGCTAAGGTGTTGAATAACGCCCAGTACAACCCGGACGTAACGCAAAAATATGCAGTTCCAAACATCGTAAACGGTATGTTCCGAGACATCGTGGATACTCCAAGGATCACAGGTACCAGAAGGTATATTTTCGCTGAACCAAGCGAGGAGCCTGTTATCGAGGTGGTGTTCCTAGATGGCGTACAAACTCCGTTCCTTGAATCTAAAGAAGGTTGGAAAGTGGACGGCATGGAGTGGAAAGTTAGAATGGATTACGGTGTAGGCGCTATCGGCTACCGTGGAGCCCTTACTAACGCTGGCGTTTAATCCCATACAAATACAGAGAGATAAAAATACGGGGCCGGGTTACACCGGCCCTATTTTAAAAACCTTATAAAAAATTTCAATAATGGCAAAAAATTATGTAACCTCAGGCGATCAACTGGACTTAGTTGCCGCAGCTTCTAACAGCTATGTGAGTGGTACACCTGTACTCGTTGGTATCAGGTTGGCAATCCCTTTGAGGGACTCTAAGGCTATAGGCGACGTCATACCTGGCCAGGTGGTCGGTATATGGGACCTACCTAAGAATACAGGCGCAAGTACAAACTGGGCTCTTGGAGCTGCAGTTTACTGGGACGCAGCAACCAGCAAGGTGACCGGCGTAAGCTCAGGTAATACCTTAATCGGATACGGCGCCGGAATCGCTGCCGTAGGCGATACTGTTGGACGTGTAAGACTCTTAGGATAATGCACAATGGCCAACATATTCGACCGCATTCAGAAGTCTGCCTTTAAAGTGGTGACCAATACCTTTGGGTATTGCGCCTCTTGGCAGCCTTCTGACGGGTCGAAGCATGAGACGGCCCAAGTTCTTAAAAAGGAGCCGACAAAAGAGTACGAGCTCGCGGGTATAGAATATAACCCGCAAATATGGTTAGCGGAATACCATAAGCCTCATTTTCCCGGATTATATCAAGCGTCCGAGAGTGGCAAACATGAGGAGATCACTATTAACAATGAATTGTATTATGTGCGTAAGGTCGTGCCTATTTGGGACGGCCAGTCGTACCGTATAATCATGCAGCATATTATACAATAATGGACTATGAAGCATTAGAGGACGCGATCGTAACTAAATTGACGGCTGACCTGGTTGTCGATGGAAACATTATTATAGAGGCATTGCCTGACGCTGACCTCGAGAACATACCAGCAACAAATAAACCCAGGCTTACAGTGGCCTATCACCATAGTATTTTTGGTGAGGGTCGATATGGTGATAGCTTGCCGACCATATCAACCGGTCCAAGTATCCAGGACGAAAATATCCGTATGTCTGTAGAGATAGAGGCCCGCTCAAAACGCGGCACCCTTGGTGTTTATGACCTTATCTTTAAGGTGCGCCAGTCTATCCTTGGATACCAACCTTTAAACATCGAAAAATTAAAACTTGTGGAGGTGAGATTTGTTAAACACGTTAACAATAATTTCATCTATAGTGTTACCTTTGGCACCAAGAGTATCGCCATTGAGGACGTGCTTGCAAGCACTGATCCACTACTTAAAAAGGTGTCACTCACTGAGGAGTACCTTAACCCTTATAGCGAATGAATTGCGGAACAGACGAAGGAACACCAGCCATATACACCGGCGAGGATATAGAGATAGCTATAGACCTGATCGACGTCGCATTTGCCGACCTTACCGACGTGATTGTCGGGATAATCGTAAATAAAGTTTTACGTAAAACAGCCAAAAAAACACTTACCGGAAACCTCCAGGTAGTCGCTCACCCGACCAATCCTAATATGTGTATCGTGCGATTATTTCGCAGCGAGACAAAGGACTGGACCCCTGGCGGTATGTTATCCATGGAGGTGACACTCAAGTCACCCGATACAGCCTTCGCGGCTGGCAAACATGTGACATACCAGGAAAACATAGTATTGTTTCAACAAACATTTACACGTAGCGCCTAATGCCGGGAGTAATAAAGATTATATTTCCCACACATACGCAAGTAGTGACGACCTTAATAGACAGGTCGCTTTTATTTGGTATCCCGGGTCCTGCGGGTGTGGGTGTGCCTACAGGTGGCACGACCGGACAGGTGCTCAAAAAGGTATCGGGTACCAATTTCGATACCTATTGGGCTGACGACTCCGCCGGAGGGATCACGCCAACGGATATAAATAACTGGAATACGGCTTACTCCTGGGGTAATCATGCGGCTGCAGGATATGCAAACTCCTCGGCTGTAGCTGCAGCTCTTACCGCGCTCGACAACGCGAAACAACCTATTGACGGCGACCTTAGTGCTATTGCTGGTCTTGCTGGTAACTCGGGGTTTTTGAAAAAAACCGCCGCTAACACCTGGCAACTTGACACTAATAATTATTTAACCTCTGAGACTGACCCAGTCTTCGGAGCCTCTGCCGCCTTCGGTATATCGGGCGGTATGATAAATAACTGGAATAGCGCATACGGCTGGGGCGACCACTCCGCTGCCGGATATGCTAATGCCTTTGCAGTAAATACAGCACTCGCTCAAAAGCAACCCGGAGACGGTGACCTTACCGCTATCGCCAACCTATCGACTACCGGACTTGCCAGGCGTACAGGTACAGACACCTGGGTCCTGGATAACACCGCTTATATTACCTTGGCAAATTCCAGGGCTGGAATAAATTTTACAACTGCCGGTACAAGTGGTGTGGCTACATATAACCCAGTTACTGGGGATATGAATATACCAAACTACGCCACTGCAGCTACCATTATAAACGGTACGACTCCAATAACGAGCGGTACGGTTGGTAGGGTTATATACCATGGTGCCGGTAATGTTATGCAGGAGGACGGTAATTTCTCGTGGGACGATTCTGCCGGTAGACTTGCGATCAATGGAGCCGCTCACGCCAGCACATCACTGACGGTTTGGAACAGGAATATATCGAGCAATATATTAATGACCAAGTCCGCTGGTGGAGTTAACCGTATGTCCATGAATGACGACGGCCATATCACATTTAATACACTGAGCGGCACACAGTACCTTACAAGTGCTGGAATATACGTTTATGACATTTACTCTATAGGTGGCTTTGGAGCCTCCAGGGTGAGCGTGTCGGGTCTTATGGACTTACACGATAATAACGGTGTATTAGCAACCAGGATAAACCCGGCATTTATAGGCAACCTACACCCGACCTCTATAGGTCAGGTAAGCGCACCAAATGCGGCGGCCATGCTTGAGGTTGTTAGCACCTCCCGTGGATTTTTACCTCCTCGCCTGACAACCACACAGCGTAACGCTATCAGCTCTCCGCCTGACGGCCTGATACTTTACAACTCCACCACGGGCGCGCTTACCGTGCGCGCGGGAGGTGTATGGGTAGAGCTCGGAGCTGGTGGCGGTGGAGGTGGTGGTACCTGGGGGTCAATAACCGGTACACTCAGCTCGCAGACTGATTTACAAAATGCACTTAATTTAAAGGCTGACCTTGCCTCGCCGACCTTCACGGGTACGGTATCAGGTATAACCAAGTCAATGGTAGGGCTTGGCAATGTCGACAATACAAGCGACGCCAACAAACCTGTATCGACTTTACAGGCTGCCGCTGACGCTGCGGTATTGTCGAGCGCTCAGTCATACGCCGACGGCTTGGTCGTTGGTTTATGGGACGATCGTGGTAGCTTCTCAGCGGTTGCCGGTACATACCCGTCGACCGGTGGCTCCGGTTCTGCCGGTGCGATAAAAAAAGGAGACGTTTGGACAATATCGGCAGCCGGCACGATCGGGCCTTTTGTCCTCGAGGTCGGCGACATTTTCCGCGCCCTGGTCGACACACCTGGTACAACTTCATCAAACTGGACGGCTCAACAAAACAACATTGGTTACACCGCCGAGAACAGCGCAAACAAAGACGCGACCGGTGGTTACGTGGGTCTAACTGCCTATAAAATAAACTTTAAGAACGCCGCCAATACTTTTACGAGTTTTCAACAAAATTCAAACACCGCCGCCCGTACCTATACTTTTCAGGATCGTAACGGCACAATCGCCGACGACACGGATATAGCCGGGCGTCAACCCCTCGACTCCGACCTTACCGCTATTGCTGGCTTGTCTCCAAGTAACAACGACGTATTACAACTTAAATCAGGTAACTGGACAAACAGGACTTTAACTCAGTATCTCACTGACCTGATCCCTGGATATACATTTACTAGCAATGCCGATGGCGGAACAATGACAGCCGGAACGGCAGCCAGGTCTATCACTTGGACCGGGGGTAATATTTCATTTACTGCAGGAGGTAGCGCTACACTCTCGCGCGCTGGTACTGCAAACGGATTGCTTGAGCAAGGTTTTCGGGCTGTGGTTCAAACTGCCTATGGTGTTACCGCTTCGGGTACTGCGCAAAACGTATTCCCTTCAAATATGGATACCTATACGTTTGAGTCAGATACTACGTATTGGATTGATTTTTCATACCATATACTTTGTGGCACTACTAACCACAGCTTAGGTATATCGTTTGTAGCTGGCGGAGGCTTTGCTTTGCATACCGGAACAGGCCTTGTACCTTTAAGTCTTGATTGTTATGGTTATAATGGTATCGCCAACGGTACCGTGACGCCTCAAAATTTTACTTGGGTAACCCAGTTAGCTAATACTACTGTAACAATTGCCGCTACAATAGCTGGTAATCATGTTAAAGGATCGGGTTATATGAGAGTAGATACAGGCGGCACTCTTGTACCTCAGTTTACTTTTAGTACAAATCCAGGAGGCACAAATGCCGTTCAACCAGGTTCGTATTTTAAAGCCGTTCCAATAGGTTCAAAAACTGTAGAAATACCAGCAAGCGGATCAATAGCATAATATGGCAGACCTTGGACAAAATACAGTAATAGGAACAATCCAGGGTTACAACCTTAGCGGAGGTAATGTCACCTTACCTATGTGTCGATTTCAAGCGACACAGTATGGCATTGTTACATCTATGACTTTTAGGTTATGGTCTGTATCGGGTACGATTAACTGCAATGGATCAATGTTTACGTATGGCGAAAGTGCTGGAGGTATATATAATCAGTCTTTTGTAATTGCTGGCACCCAAACTACTGTAGGCGCTACAGAGGTATGGGTCACTGTTCCGATTAGCTTCTTAATCTCTCCTGGTACCTGGTATTGGTTTGCTTGCTGGGGCGATAATTCATTTAATGTACGCAGGAGTGTTGGTACAGGTGTAGCTAATCAATATTACGATGGATATGTAAATGCTTATGGAACTTACATAGACGACGGTGGCACACAAACAAGCAACGACGTAATGCCTATATATGTTACGTTTACTCCTCGGGCTGCAGATAATTCACAATTCAAAACGGTTACCGGACTTAGGAGTGTACAGGGTCTTAGCTCTATGCAGGGTTTTGCTAGTGTTCAAGATTGTGAGAGGTTCGTTATGCAACAATTTTTAAACAAAATAAATAATGAAAAAATCAATTCTACTAATGATTATCGCCGCCATGACTCTGGTCTTTGGTTGCCACAACAAAAACAAATCTACACCGCCTGACACGCGTAAGGTCATTACCAAAAAACTGGCAGACGGAACCGAGAAGAGTTTTACACTTTCGGGAGCTCCTTTGCGGGTCATGTTTAATACTGTTGGCGATCCTTCTATCGGAGCCAGTAGTTTTGATTTCAATTGGCAATATTGGGATACCGCTGTTACTCCTTGGGTTTGTGTTGATGTAAGTGGGGATGGCATTTGGATGGGAACAGAATTGCAGATATTTGATCCAAAAGCCTGTAGACCAATAATTATGCGAAAATGCTGTCAATATGCCCTAAATCAAGGTTACACAATTGACAGTGTTAATGTATGGTGGAGTCAATTTAATTATAAGTAAATTTGCGCCATGATTAAGACAGTCAGCCAGGTGGCATACGAGCCGGTTAATGGCGCAAAGGATTATATTTTTGCATGGTCCACGATAAGGAACGTGCCTAATGGCTGGATGATTAATACCAGGTATTTCCGGGAGGGCCAGGAGAATGGATCGCCTGACGGTATACTTATTTTGGCGGCTGACGAGTTTTTCTCCTCCGAGCAAATCGACGCTATTTTCGATCAACTAGAGCCCTTAATAGGCAGCTTGCCATTTACCCAAATGGTCGAGAAGGGTATAGAGCTGGCACTATTCCAGCACCTCAATACGCACGATAAATTTGGTATAGCCCCCAATTCAGGAGGCTGGGAAATATTGTAATGAGGGGTTTGGTAGTTTTTATAGTCGCCAAGGTCCTGGTAATTATTTTGTATCCTATTGGGTTTGTATATTCTATTTGCCTGGTATTCGTAAAATCAGGGTGGAGGGCTGTGGATACTTACTTTTTTAATTGCGCGATCGCTGACGACCAGCAAGGTAATACTTACCTCGCCAAACTTTTTAACGACATTTTGATTAAGCCGGGCGGCTATCGCTTCGGTATCCCTGACGAGACAATCAGCTCGGTACTCGGTCGCAACCTGGCGACTGGTACCTTGACTGTCCTGGGCAAGGGATTAAATTTTATACTTGAGAGTCTCGATCCCGGTCACTCCACCAGGTCAATCGAGCAACTACCCGAACGGTCTAAAAACAGAGTTTGAAATATTGATACCATACCATTATATTTGAACCCATGAAAGTCGACCTCAACAAACAAGTAAAGAACCTGGGCGGAGAAGAAATCCCGGGAGACAGTAATAACCTTGGAAAAATTGTAGCCAATCAGCTTGCATACTCAAGCTCCGGCCCTCTCGTAAAATTTATGGATTGGGCCAGGGATTTACACAAAGGTAATCCTATTGAAGTTGACCGCACCGACTCCGGTGTATTGCGCGCGTTCGTCGAAGGTTCAAACTTGCCAAATCTGACCAAGGAGCAAGCGCTTGACGTAATCGACGAGGCTGCAAAAAAAACAGAGGTACCGGCTGCCTCAAATAAAAGCCGTAACCGTAATTAATGAAATACGTTTACACCAACACTACACCCGTAAGGGTTACAATCGGCGAGGCCGACCACAACCTTATTGCGGGCCAGCCGTATGAATTGCCCGAGGGTAACGCATACGTACAATGCCTGGTAGACCAGGGGCACCTTATACCTGAGGAGTCCAAACAATCCGACAAAAATAATAAAAAATCATAATGGCATTTTTACACGGGGTAGAGACCCAATCAATCAACAAAGGACCTGTACCGGTAACGGTTGTAAGGTCAGGTGTTATAGGTCTTTTAGGTATTTCGCCTAAGGGGTCTGTAAATACGCCTATCCTGGTAACTAGCGCTCAGGAGGCTGCACAATTCGGCTCACAACTGCCAGGGTTTAATATCCCTAAGGCATTGGCCGACATTTTCGCCCAGGGTGCTGGAGCTGTAATAGTCGTTAACGTATTTAACGACACCTCCGATGTGCTTACGGTTACCGCCGAGACTCATGTTATCACGGCTGGAAAAACCAAGACCACGTACCCGCCAGTTAAAGACTTCGTATTGAAGGATAGCGCTGGTACCATTACTTTCGTAAAGGATACCGACTATACTGTAGACGACTTTGGTAATATCGTGGTATTGAATTTTACCGCCATACCTGAGGCTAGCACGGTTAAGGCTGACTACAAGAGGCTTGACACTACAGCTATAGACAACGCTCAATTGATAGGAACGATCAGCGGCAGCGATGTTTATACGGGTGCTCAGTGCTGGGACCTGGCGTACAACCTTTTCGGCATGCGTCCTAAATTGCTTATGGCTCCGGGTTACACCTCCATTACAGCAATCAGGAACGAGCTGCAGAGCAAGGCGGATAAATACCGTGGTTTCTGTTTGATCGACGCACCAGCGGCCACCACCGTAGCTGTAGCTATTGCGGGCCGTGGTCCTGCAGGAGCTATAAACTTTTTCACCTCACACAAACGGACTATTCTGTGTTATCCATACATGAAAGCGTTTGATACCTATAGCAACGCCGACGAGATCAGGCCTATGAGTCAGTTCGCTGGCGGACTTATCGCTAATAACGATAATGTAAACGGCTATTGGTTCTCGCCTTCAAACAAGGAGTTTAAGGGTGTTACCGGTGTTGAGCGTACAATTTCCTGGGCACTTAATGACACCAACTCGAACGCCAATAAATTGAACGAGGTAGGTATCTGCACCGTTGCCTCCGGCTTCGGTACCGGCTACAGGTTTTGGGGTAACCGCTCCGCTCTGTACCCAAGTGCTACCACCATGGATAATTTTATCGCAGTTCTCAGGACTGCCGACGTGGTAGACGAGTCAGTAGAGCAAGCATGTCTCCAGTTCATCGACTTGCCAATCAATAACGGACTTATCGACTCTATCCAGGAAACTGTAAACTCGTTTATCAGGACCCTGGTAGGACGTGGCGCGTTGGTAGATGGTAATTGTTATTTCGATCCAGCGGATAACCCGCCGGTTGAAATCGCTGCCGGACACCTGACGTTTACCAATAGCTTGGCCCCTCCAATTCCAGGGGAGCGGATCACCTTTAAGTCAGTCCTGGACGTTAACTTGCTTAAAACCTTAATCGCTCAATAATGGCAAACGGAATACAAATCAATCGCATAACAAACGCCAACCTTTATATTAATGGCGGTAACCACCTGGGTAAAGCCGAGGAGTTCACCATGCCGGTAATCAAACAGGTAATGACCGAGCACAA